GTATTTCATTTCTTATCCTCGATTGCTTCTGGTTTCCATTGAAGAATATTCTTAAGGCGATCTGTATTTGTACCTTCCTTCGGAGCAACGTCTTCGATCTCATCATCCCACCGTTCACCATTCAACCATGTGGTAGGGTGAGGGATGAATTGTTTTTCCTTATGCTCCATGACTTTGATAAACTTATGAAGAGCAACCAGTATTACAGACGCCTCTTCTTTCTCACAAGCTTTCTTAAATGCCAAGCGAGCATGACCTTTGCTAACTTTTCTTGGGTACAATTCCCAGAACTCATCAAAGGGTAGTGTCTCTGAGACACCCGAAGGATGTATATAATCTACTATATCTATAACCTTATTACCTTTGTGTGTCTGTGTGACACTAGTTTTCTTCATTTCAGTCTCCTTTACTATTGAGAATTGATACAGTGATGACCTTCCCTTGCCTCCACTGTGCCTGATTATGATTTGATTTTCTACCAACCAGTTGATAGATCGAATGACAGATGACCTGCTCATGCAAGACAGCTTAGTCATCCGTTCGATGCTTGGGTAACAGACACCGTATGAGTCCGTATGATCAGCTAAGATCAGTAAAATTATTTTGATCTGAGCATTTGGTACTTGCCAAGACATAACTTCATCAAGTAGAATACCATTATAACTCATGTGGTTTTTGCATAGTTATACTCCTCCTGTTTCCAGATTTTGGCTGGTTACATATCGACACTGACCCCTAGGCTATCACACCTAGGGGTTTTTTTCAAAAAGATAATTCTTGTTGACCCTTACCCATCCAATATTCTTTGATGCGCTTACCTGAATCTGTCTTGACCCACTGGCTTTCGATTGGGAAACCAGTTTCTTTTATATCACAGATTCTTCGTGGCAAAGACCAGCACCCAAACTTATCGAGCGCTACCATACCACTAATAGTATTACCTTCTTCAAGAAACTTCTTGATCATCTGACTTTGATTTGCAAACTCTTGCATTACTCTCTCCTAATAGTTGTGCAAACAATTCATCAGGTATGATGACTATCGTTTGCGGTTTGCCACTGCGCCTTTTGTAGAACGCAATGTCTCTGTTATCCAAGACCGTGAATGGACTTGGAAATCCTGACTTGTCTCTGTACTTAACTTCACCTACCAAATGTCGTCCGTCCAATGTGAGGTGGATATCTCCTGACCATTCTCCTCCAAGCGATCCTGAGAGGGGGACTCTTTTTGCTTGGATGCCTTGGTCGTTGAGCCACTGGGTAATTTTTCTCTCATGGTAACTGCCTTTCGACTTATTTTTGTTTGCCATCTGTCATCCTCATAACAACTCATACATATAGTATGGTAAGTTGCTTTCTTTATTGACGCTAAAATTTGTACAAAATATTCTACTCTGTTACCACACGCATCACATTCATGGTGAGTTTTATTCAGAATCTTTCGCGCGGACTTCGATCTTACAGCCAAGTGCATCTAACCAGCACGTTAACATGAAACCAGATGGCACACGTTTGTACTGCTCCCATTTATGAATCAAAGACGAAGCGCACCCCACAAGATCAGCTAACTTTTCCTGTGAATAACCAAGTTCATTTCTTCTATGCACTAACTGATCGATAAGATCTGCGTAACTATCTGTTACTTTTATCTCAGTTACATAGTGAGAGAACGTTGTCATAGCACACGCTTGTCTCTTCGTTTACATTTACCAGTTCTAATTATCTCAATCATGTTAGCTATCTTGATTGATGTATCATAAGATAGTTGAGTATCACCTTTAACTGTTCGGTAATATGTTGAGCTAGGGATACCTGCCTTATGAAATATTTTCTTGAGAGGTATCTCTAGCCCACTGCTCAACGCCTGTAGCTGTTCAAAATAATTGATTAACATACTGCATTTATGCAACAGTGCCTTTTATTTTGTCAACCTGTTGGATCAATATCTATTGGTATAGAATTATGATCAGAGAATAAACTGTATTCAATACAAGTATTATTATCTAGATATAATACTATATCAGTTATCCAATACTCTTCACCAGTTGGCGAATCATCGGCTTCATGTACACGCCTTTGGATTTTAATCCTTTCGACATTGTGCATTTGACTTGTTTGAATATTCTTATGCATCCCATTCATCCTCCATAAATGCTAAGACTTCACCACTACCATCACAGTTATCACAGTCTGCGCGGTATTCTTCCAGTTCACCAATGTCACTTGCGCTCCATCGTTTCACTGGACGTTCATAATAATTGTGACCATCACCATCACATTCAGGACAAGTTACAAACTCATCCGTTACCATAGTATCTTTTACTCTTCCCATTAATCCATCCTCGTTGAAAAATGTGTGTTGCCAGTAGGTATTCCCATCACAGAAGAAGGATAGAAATATACCTTACCTTCACGAGTATCCCATGTCATATAGGGATACATTGGTGGATCTTTTGGGTATCGATAAACACCTTCGGCATCGATCTCACCACCCATTGGTCTGTCTTTGATAGTCATACCTGCTCGTTGAGCATAGCATTTATCAAGATGATCTAACAAAGTTTCTTCACTACCCATTGTGTAATGTAGATTCCATTGCATAACCCAGAGTGGAACGTATCCACCCCAAGCCATCATATCATCGGTAGTCATATCGTACCGTTTTTTATTATAAGTTATTTGCATAATTGCACTCCTCTCAATAAGGGATTTCATCACGACAGGTAAACCTTTCGCTGTCTATGAATGCTTTATCCCAAGATTCTTTTGCCCTACGTTTGAACTTATCACTGTCAAACCTAGGATTCTTTGAGGCGATTCTCACCGCCTCAGTTAAAGCGTCTAGCTGATACACATCACATAGTGGTGCAATCTCTTTGGCTATAAACTCAAAGTGTTGTCTACTTAATTTCATTTTTGGATACTCCCATTAACTCATGAACATCTACTGGCGAACCATGTTCTTCAAGATGATCGACAAGACTGCTTAATGAATCGCGCAAGTCTATCATCCCTTCGATCAATTCCGCAGCATTTGATTTAGTCAAAGGCATTGGAATTGTAGATGTAAGATAGTCACCTTTACCTTTTGGTGACTCACCATCAACCTGAAGTTTCTTAACTTTCAGGTCAAAGATTTCTGCGGCAACATCATTCAACTTCCAAAGTTGTTTGACTGTTGCAGGTTGTTTGTCTCTATCATACATAGCTATCCTCCTAGTCTATGGTTGAAGTTATGGTTACATTGTATCGAACCCAATCACCTACGATGTCTTCGATCTCACCAGTATAATCATTGATATCAAAGCTTGATGATTCCTCATCTTTAATATTATCTAAATGCAAAGCCACTTTACTTATAATAAGTTTTTCTAGTTGTGGTTTCATTAATTCAAACAAGACTACTGCTAATCTTGATTCTCTTGCTGATAATACTTCAGTCGTGTTTTGATCAGCCACCGCTGTTTCTTGGTTTTGCATATTGTTACTCCTCTTATAAAACAATTTATACAATTCATTGGGAAGAAAGTCAAATTCATTTACAACTTTCTTGTTAGGTTTTTGACACACACACTCAAACCCCAACCCCACTCGAGGACGGGCGGTGAAACTTGGTGCATGTATCAAATGGTTAGCTAGTTTAGACACTAGCTTTCAAGCGAGCGAAGCGAGCGTCGAAATTTTTGAGGGGCTGATTTCTCAACCCCTCTAACTTTCTTGCTGCTTCTTGTGTTATGAAGCTTTCTTTGCTCGCTTAAGTACTTCAGTAGGTATAGCTTCGTTAGTTCTCTCAGCTCTTGCTACATCTAAAGCGTCCATCTCTTTGAGAGTTGCCGCAATATCTTCTGGCATCTCTGCGTCGGGCTGGTCTTTAACAGTGGTAAAAGTATTACCTGTCATTTCTTTGTAAGCTTTCTGAAATGAAGCTAGCTCGGCTTGCATTACACGCAATCCGAATGCTTCAGCCTTCCAAGATGCGAGGCTAGATTGAAGGTTAGTTGTGGATATCTCGTCACCGTTATACTGGTTACGGTATTTCTTTGCCCATCGCTGAGCGTTGGCCTCGCGGTCTGCTTGACGTGGAATCCAGAACTCAAGATCTCCTATCTCTCGTTCTAGCTTACGTCTAGCATGAAAGGCCAGTGTATCAATGTGTTTCCAACCGTCTTCTTTGCCATCAATGTTGTTTGAGTGAATGTATAACTCTGTTGGGTTTGTGTAAGTTTCAACGATTGCTTTTGCTAATTTAGTCATTTTATATACTCCATAAGTTTTGTTACTATTTTTATTAGTGTGAACCGACCAAGGTAGGGTGGTCGGTTGAGTCCGTGAAAAATAACTAACAAAAGGCACACGCGCGGCTTAGTCCGCGCCAAGTAAACTGCAATGGCATTACCAGTGCCGACCGTTACAACTTGAATCGCGGAAGGTTCATACTCGCGGATGCCCTGCCACTATCAGGCAGGTTAACAGCATCCGCAAAGGCAAAGGTGCATGAAGGCCGCTATTCCTGTTGTAACTGATTTGATAGATATTTTACACGAGTGAGACCGTCCACCCTACCGACTCGGTCACACTTCCCCCCCTTCGAGGGGGGGTTAGGGGGGGTGACAGACCTGTAATCTCAATCTTCTTCAACTTTAGGGGGTTTGGGGCATAACGAAATGCCCCAAGGACAAGTCGGTACTCACCGCCCACTGGCGGCAGAGACCCTTGAGGCTCTGTCCTCTTGGATGAGTGGCGCGGTTTCCGCAAAAAAAAGAGCAGCTCTGCTGCACAATAATCGCGGAAATGGCCCATAATGTGCGTTGACAAAGGTATATTTTGGCGTGGTATAGATGGGGGGAGAGAGGGAGAGGGGGGCATCAAGGAGTAACAGATGAATACATTAGCAAACCGTAAACTAACGCCAAGACAGACAAAGCTAGTTGATACGCTTGTAGCCACTGGGTGTTCGATCAGACAAGCAGCAGCTGACGCTGGATACGCACAGGGTGAATCTGGAAGAGTAAGTGCAAGCAAAACGATACGGCTCCCACATGTGCAGCAGTATATGATGTCGCGTATCCAAGACCAGTTAGGATTGAACGCTACGATGGCAGCATCGAAGGTGATGACGTTGGCTCAAGGTGCTAGATCAGAGCATGTACAGTTGGAAGCAGCCAAGGATATACTGGATCGAGCAGGGTTCAAGCCAATAGATAGAGCGCAGGTACAGGTAGCTGGAGATATTACAGTGAGCATAGACCTTGGCTGATGGGATACGGAGTGCTACCGCACACATTATGCTGAGTAGCTATATGCCCTTCGGGACATCACGCTACGTCAGATACAGTTCCTGCGTAAGTGCTACACAGATTCGGATCGCAACAATAGGGGGGGGCCAAAACTTATCACCCAAAACTTGCTAGTGATCTACCACAAACATTTTTTTCTAAAAAGTACGATGCAAAAAATATTTTTATATGTTAAGGGTCGAATATGAGTTTACCGAGTCCAGATAAAGTTAAGAGTTTATTGAAGAGGGTTGGCGTTAGTGGTGTTAACAAACCCAAGCGAACTCCTAGTCATCCTACGAAGAGTCACGTTGTTGTGGCTAAAGATGGTAATACAGTAAAGACAATTAGGTTTGGTCAACAAGGAGTGTCGGGTGCTGGAAAGAATCCTAAGTCTGCAAAGGACAAGGCAAGAAAGAGAAGTTATTACGCTAGGCATAACGCACAGGATAGTAATCCGAGTAAGTTAAGTGCTAGGTATTGGTCGCATAAGGTGAAGTGGTAATGGCAGATAAGAAACCTAAC